TAACTTTACAGATGTTAATATACAAGTTCCAGCCTCAAATACTTTTAATACTTTAAATTGCACTGCGAAAGGAACAGAGAATAGAGCGCAAACTGTATCTACTAACCCAAATTACTTATTCCAGAAGGGATTGGCTATCCCATACCTAACGGGAGTAACTAGATTAACTAAAAAAGATGTAGACAATGAATTTAAAGGGGAGGATTATGGTACTTATCCATTCTTAGTAGGAGATTCTGGTAATTATGTGAAATTACCTGATACTCAAGACTATCAAAACCTTTTCTATAATAACTTAGGATGTTCTATAGATGTGTGGACCTATATCCCAGGATTATTCCAGGAAGAGGGGGGTTGGTGGGAACATCCTTTTTCTACAAGTGCATGGGACTTTAATTTTAGCTCTTCCACTGGTAAGTGGTGTAATGCACATTATTACAGAGTTCTTTTGGGGTGTGAGAATACTGGGGGTACTATGACCCCCATAAATCAGTCTCAAGTCTTTGTGGATAGATCTTCTGAGACTGTGCGAGGGATGCTTATGGGCTTTAGTAGAGAGCCTAGAATGTATTATGATGGAAGTGCTGTACCCCCTGGTTCAACTGATCTTAACCCAAGAGAGTTCTTTGGATGGTCTTTGAGCGGTGTAGTTGGCCCTAATACTTTTGATTACGACAAAAATAGTACAGGGGTGTGGGTTGTTTCTGGTGATAGTTCTAATCCTATTCCTGCCGCTGTTCGTCAGGCCAGCGGAACATTTCAGATTAGTAATAATTCCGATAAAACTATAGAATATTCTATGGTGGACGCTGGGGATGGGTATCCCTCAGATTCTCATGATACTTGCTGCCTTTTATGGACTTCTGGTATTAGAACTCTTCCTGTAGTAGCTACCCCTCCCGTTAGTGGAACATTAGGAATATCTTACTTTGATACTGTACTGAAGAATAGAAAACTAGAGATAGGAGCAGGGTCTAGTGTATTCTTTATAGCTCCAACTCAGTCTTATATAAGAGAGGATACTATTAGTAGGAATCTTTCAAGTACGGTTGGATTCGTTAGAAACTCCTTATGCCCTATAGATAATGAGCCCATAATGAGATTTATGGTATCGACTAAGGAGATAGTGGAAGGGGTAGCTTTAAGTTCTATATCAACTAATTTTGTTAATTTACAGATTACCTTTGATATAGGTAACGATTTAATTACTTTATATGTGAATGGAGTTAAATTTAAGACTCAAAGTATATCTTCTACCTTCGGAACCAATCCTAAGGAAGCTCCTCAAGTACCTTCCTTTATGATTCCTAAAACACATAGTACTAGTAGTTTCTACTACTCCAAGGGTACTGTAAACCAGACATCTTCTATATCTTTGTTTGATAATGGACCTGATAATTATGGATTCTTTACTCCTTGGATTGTTGGGGGTGGGTGGACAGATGGGAGACCTGTGGAGTTAGCAGCTTCCTCAGGGGGATTCTTAGACTCTGGTGCAGGTATGATTAGCTCTTATAATGGGTATGTAGGAAGTTTAAAATTCTATAGTAAACCTCTAAATAAAACTGAGGTGATTACTAATTACAATGCTCAAAGAGTATTTTTTGAGAATATAGATGTTTAATTATGGTTCTTTACGGAAAAATAGCAAGTAACTTAGCAAGAAAAGAGGTTATAGAAGCCCCTAAGGAGAAGTTAATTGGGCTTACTTGGCCCACAGGACTTAATCCTAAAGCACCTTATTTTAGTAAAAACTCTAGTTTATCGTTAATTCGTAGCCAAGTTATCCAGTTCCTTAGGACTTCTAAAGGAGAACGGGTAATGCTTCCAAATTTTGGAGCATCTTTAAAAGATTTTATATTTGAGCCCCTTTCCAGAGATATGGCTAGTGTCATGGCTACTAGTATCATTGATGGGTTGGCTTTATATGCCCCAAATATAGTTATTAGACGAATAAGATTCCTTCAAAGTGATAATTTAACAGGATTTGGTCTTCCTGGGATTAAAGTTGAGATGGATATATCTCCACGCAACAATACAGAAATTATAAATATAAAGGTTAATATATGAGCAACCCATTTTCAAGCCAACCTGTACCGTTTACTGATGTAGGTTCAGATTTTTTAAAGCTGGTTAATATACCAGACTCTATTAAAGATACTTATATAGATTATGAAGCTACTGATTTTGCTAGTATGCGTCAAGGTATTATAAATTATATTCAAGCTGTATATCCATTAGATTACAATAACTTCGCAGAATCGGACCTAGGTATGATGCTTATAGAGGTAGTTGCTTATATGGGAGCAGTATTATCCCTTAAAGCTGATATGTTAGCTAATGAAAATTTTATTGCTACCGCTAAGGATAGGGATAGTGTTAGAAAATTGTTTGAGTTAGTAGGAGTTTCAATGAAGGGTCCAACTTCCGCTCAAGCTACCGCAGATATATCTGTAAATGGTATTGATGAGTTGACAGCAGATTTAACGCTGTCCCCATCAGAAAGGGTGGTTACAGTTGTTTCCCCAGAGGATGCTGAGTCTTCTACATATACTTTATACAAAATATCAAATGGTCAGATAGGAGACCCAGAAAGTAATGCTTCTGTTACTTATACTTCTTCTTTATTAACATCTTCTACAGGGGTTTATTCAGAAGTGGTATTGTTGGAGGGGGCATTTGCTGTAGAGAGTGGACAATTCTCTGATGTTGATGTGTTTAAATCTATTTCATTAACGGAAGCTCCTGTTATTCAGAACAGCGCACAAGTTTATATAAGTTCTCCTTCTTTACCTAAATCAGATGGTGTGTATAAAGCAGTTGATAACTTATATCAAGCCTCTTCTATAGATGATAAAGTATTCCAAGTTATTTACTCTGATGATTATAAGGCTAGTATTATTTTTGGGGATGGAAATAATGGAGTATCCCCACCTCCTGGGTCCACATACACCATAACTTATAGAGTTGGTGGTGGTAGTAGAGGCAATACTCCTGACAGTTATATAAATGCTGTGGGAACTGGGACTTATAATGAGGTAGCAGACCAAGGAATACGAGTCGTTCAAATGTCTATGGCTACTGGTGGGACAGACGCAGAGACGGTGGAAAAGGCTAAAAGGTATGCTCCATTAACCTTTAGAAGGCAGGATAGGCTAGTTTCCCTGGAAGACTACACAGCGTTTGCTAGTAGATTTATATCTTCTGCTGGGGCAACAGGTAAAGGCACAGCCTCTTTAAGGAAGGCATTTAGCTCTGCTAATGTTATAGACTTATTTATTTTAGAGAGTGCAACAGATATTCAGCTACAGAAGGCTTCTATATCATTTAAAAACGATTTACTAGCTGCTCTGGATATTAAAAAGATGATAACTGATGATGTAGTGATTAATGATGGTTTGATAAGAACAGTAGACTTAATTATTACAGCTAATGTAGATAAAAGATTTGAAGGTATTGAAGGTACTATAACACCCCAAATAGCTAGAAGAGTTCAAAATTATTTCTTATCTACCAATAGAGATTTTGGGGAGCCTTTACTATTGGCTGATCTGAATAGAGTGATTTTTGAGTTAGCTGATGTAAGGTATTCAAGTATTGATAATTTGAATGATGATATACATATTGAGTTTAATGAAATAATCCAGTTAAATAACTTAGTTATAAATATTAATTTAGTGTAATGGCAACAAATAGATTTTACAAAAGAAATTATAAGGATGCTTTAGATTACATTATACCTGAAGTATACTTTACTCAAGATCTTACTTTAAGTGGCACCCAACCTGACGCCATCGACAGTATTATAAATAGCCATATAAACTTTTGTATAAATCAGTCGGATATACTTTCCATCTCTGCGGTAGGAAACTTTTCTAGTATAAATGAAGTATCTTCCTTGGCTAGATGGTTTATAACTCAAAATAATATTAATAAGCTAACAGCTAAAGAGTTTGAGATACAGATACTCCATCCTTTAGGAATTTGTATGGGAGATTTAAATGGTATGCAATGTACCTACTACTCTTGTCCTGATAATGAATGTAATAATACTAATTTTTCAGGAGTACCCTATACTAACGTTGTTAATGTTTTTAAGAATAATTTATTTCCTAAAATTATTCTTAATTCTAGCTCTTTAGAGTCTACAACTGCAAGTGCGTTTAGTAATACAGCCTCAGGCACACATGAATATCTAATTAATAGATTGGGGTGGGCATACTTTTTAAATACATCTTCCGCAGGAGATGCGTCCAGTTATATAGCAAGCTCTCTAGCGGATATGTATGTATCCAGTATTAACTTTTCTATAAACGATGGTATTAAGGGGTTATCTTACTATATATATAACAATTGGCCTTCTCTATCTAGTACCTATCCTGGACTTCTTCCTAGTGATTATACTTCAGGTACAACTACTTATGTAAGCGGAACCCAACCCCTAGATAGGCTTCATACTCTTATAGATGTTATTTATTCTAATCAGTACTCCAATAAAGATGATACTTATGTTCGTGATGCTTTTGATGACTATGTATCTAATTCCACTTCCCTAACTGGAAGGGAAAGGGCAGGTCCGTTTAGTAAATTTATGAAGGCAGTATCTTATTCCTTTTTTGATACTAGAAATGAGGTAGAAAGGCTAGAGTCTTTATATGATATAGACAATTGTTCACCTAAACTTCTGAAGTATGTTGCCGATTTAATTGGGTGGAACCTCAAAGGGTCTAACCCAGAGGGGTGGAGAAGGCAACTACGGTTTGCTACTACACTCTATAAACAAAGAGGCACTAAAGTAGGGTTATATAATGCAATAACTACAGTATTACCTGGGGTAGAGCTTAAGGAGTCTAGTATATCAGAATTTTATGAGTCGTATATTCCTTACTTGGCTTATTATTTATTAAATACGGATAGTGCATTATTTAAATCTTTAAGTACTTGGACTCAAGAAGAAGCTTTTAAGTATACAGGTGGGGAATATGATCCTACTAGTTTGGATAATAACGTAAGAATTGTTATTGATCATATGATGCTTAAAGCAGTGACTAGATTCCCAGAATTATTCTATGTAAAGAATTTTAAGTTTGATTTAACTAATCCAGAGTTCGTTTTCTTTTATAGAGGAAGATCTTTTAGTATACCACCCTGGGAAGAAGAAAAGTTTTATATGGATTGTGAATCTACTCCTTCATTTTTACAATTCATAAAGAATGAACTTATTTGTTTAGGGGTATCCTATGAGCATGCTACTAATTTTTATAATTATGCATCAGATAATATATCACATAAAAACTTAGACACTAGATTTTACAATAATGGGTTACTGTTTTTTACAAGTTCTATAAACTTACCACCTAATGAATCCACAATATTAGATAATTACGAAGTGGATAAGTATGAGTACCTTCCCTTATGGAATGCTAAATCTTCCCACTTCAATGTAAGTGTATCGTCTGGATCTTTTACGGATAGTTTCTTTAACTCTACAATTTACACTAAGCAAGATTTCTTTCAAGCCTTGTCTATAGTTGATGAATTCTCTCCAGCTAAGTCCATACCTAGAACTCATGTAGATTTACAGCAAGTAGAGACTCTAAGTGCTACCACATTCAACTGTCCTAGTGTTAGATATTTACTTTATGATATATCTTTATCTGGATTCCCAGGGGCAGTTCAATCTTCTGGGGTTGACATACGAAGCATTCCTTATGCTGTGGGTGGAGATTTCCCAACCCCAGATAACTCTAGTAGAGCTAGAAATGATCATACTAATCTATCCGTATACAAAAGAGATTTTATAGATAGTCCTGGAGATTTCTCTCAGTTAGCGGGTTCTTCAGTTAGTGCTGTTCCTTTAACTCAAGTAGGTAGAACTAATGTTAGGAGGAGAGATTTTTCTAAAACTCTTCAGAAGGGTGGGTGGTACACTAGAACTGGGCAAAACATGCCTTCCTATTTCAACACTAGTTCTCAAGGAACGGACACAGAGTTCGCTCCCCTGGGATTTGTAAATGTACTTTACAAGTACAGTCCTGTCATTAACCCATATGATTTAGATGAGGTGAGTGGTTATCCTCATAATCTTAATGTTTGGAGTCCTTGTTGGACTTTAGATTCTGACAAGGAAATGAGTGGTATTTATGCTTCATCAACTTTTGATATAAGGGGGTCTTCTGCTTTAGTATCTTCAACCTGTGATAGTTATGTTAGAAGAGAGCGCACACCTGAGTTCCAGCGTGTACTTCATAAACTTTTAGATAAAAAATATGAAGCGGAGGCTAGAGCTATCTACGCAGAGAACAAATCTTTACTAGATACCTCCGCTTATTTAGATCCTATAACCTCTTTAAAGAATACTCTTTGGGATAAGAGTAGTTCTGATACTTCTGAACTTTATAGTTTTATTTTGGGTAATAGAAGATTTAGTATAGACTCTATAGATGGTATGCATAAGATGTTTAAGGATTATATAGATTACTTTGCTAACACAGGAATAGGTAATGGTATATTATACACCTATATGGATGGTGGGGCTAATATATTATCACATGTGTATGGACCATTATTCCTTAATGGTAGATTTACTCTAGATGGGTCTGCTCTGAATGCAACTGTAAGTTCTACATTAGAGGCAACTACTATGGCTACAGAGAATCCCTTTTCTATATCTGATGTTTCTTCCTTAAATAATATAACAGCTTCTAGTACACAGGATATGCCAGTAGAAATGACAGAGTTTAGGAATCCCTATATTTTATCGGGAATGGAGTTTACGGATTTCACTGACAGCACTTCTAAGTTTTCTTTTATTAATCTTGATGATACTAATGCTTCGGTAGATAGAGATAACTATGTTATTAACAATCCTTTGGTGGTCGTAGATACTAAAGACTCTTTTCCAAGATTAAGATTTAATCTTAAGGATTATGGGGCTAACGAAAATTTCCTGATCCCTGAAAGAGATTTTAAGTTTTCAGTGAACGCTGCCATAGGAACTAAAAACTCTGATATTTTAGGTGGGGGTAATATAGGAGCTTGGATACACACAGATGTAGAAGATGATTATCATGGTAATAAAGTATTTTGGAACTTTATGCCCGATGGGTCCTGGCGAAAGTTAGATGCGGCTATATTACAAACTAAAGGAGCAGTTAATTATGTTAAGCAATATTTAACTCATTCTTTGGATTATTCAGATCAGTATACTATAGTTACAGACCCATGCCCAGCGTTTACCTCAGATAAAGATGTTATTGTAAGTATGCAAGAAGAGGATTTTGTTACTCGTTCTCTGGACTTTAATACTAGAAATATAAAAATTAAAGTTCCATACTCTTACTTTAAAGCTAAGAATCAAGTACATAGAACATCTCAAAATTACATAGTTGAAGTGTTTAGTTATGACAACACAGCACTGGATAAGTTTATTATTTTTGATTATGTCTCTGTGGTGGATATTCGTCAATCCTCTAGAGCTACTGTTAAGCATCCTATTACATACAATACCTATTCATTGCCAAATACAGTATTAGACGATTTAACTTTCTTGGATAGTAAAGGTAATGTGTTACCAGAAGGGACAAATCTAGATTCTGATTCTAATGGAAATATATCTACCTCTTCTGGGGATAAAGTTACTACCATAGTTGCCCAATCCCCAGGGCAAATACAATCTTTGGGTATTTTATATGATCAGATGACAATACAAAATCCTTATTCCTGGGTAATTGATGATTCTTCTAATGTAGTTAGGTTTGAAGAATATCTATATGATGGGGTATTTTCGGTAGGAGCTTCAGGTACAGTGATTCCTTCGTCTATAATACTAGAGGGCAAGGCTAAAGGTTCTAATGTAACTATTAGTGAGGTAGCTAGTATACCATTAGATGGGGAAGAGGTACTAGCTATATTAAGAGAGTTCAATAGATTACAAACTAACTTAGGAGCTAGAGATAAAACTATAAATGCTCCTTTATATGGACCAGAAGGTGGAAGTAGAATAAATTATAGAGTTGCTCCTATTTGGGCACAAAATGGTGGGGTCGCACAGTTTGAATCGGGTAATTCTAGGCAATACTCTGATATAACGGTAGAAAACTAATGAAAGGTATAGTAGAAATTTACGGAACTACGGAAGAGGGAAGAAAGGATCTTCTTTATTCTGATGAGAATATGACAACAGTTGGATTCTCTGAGAATATTGTAGATATGTTAACTACTCCGTCTTCTATACAGTACCCTACCGAATTCAACAGCGCAGCTTTAGATTCTTCTAATTATACTATACAAGCATTTTCTATGTCTAAAGGGGTGGATCAGTTCAAAGCTAACCAACATTCCTATTCTACAGATAATTTACTACATAATTCAGACTTAGACGATACCTCTGGGTGGACCTTAACCAATGTTACACTGACTAAAAATTCTGTAGAGGGAGACACTTTTAATAGTAGTGGGCATTTATTAAACGCTGATACTAGTTCTGGTTCTTTGTCCCAGGCAATACTGTATGATGGTACAGATGGAGCCTTTGGGGCACCTTATTTTAGTGGGACAGATTTTGTATTTGGTGTAGATGTAAAATTAAATAGAGGTGATCCTCCTGTTCAGGTTTCTGGCATTACTAATGAGTACATAGGGTATTCTCAAATAGCTCTTAGTTCTTGTAATAATTTATTCCAAACTAGTATTAAATGGGATAATAGGGGTGTAGCTGTATTAGATGATACTGTTGGGTGGACTTCCTCCTTGGCAGGTATTAAGGATATTGGAGGGGGATGGTATAGAGTATTTGTTCATGGTTTATATGCTAGTGGGGGATCTACACATCCAACTACAGCATATATCTATCCATCTGTGGGGGAATCCGCAGATGCTTTAGTGGATACTTCTATTTATTCTGTTACTGGTGCAGCAGGATCTATTTACATAAACAGACCTCAATTAGAATTAGGTACTCACCCTACCAATTATGTGAAAACATCTTCTTTCCTCACCAGGGATAATACTTTAGCGTACTCTAGATTAAATTCCACCGCTCCTTATGGAACTATGACTAATGTTAGTGGTGATCATGTAGCTCTCAAGTACTATGTGGTTAGCGGTTCAGGTGGGCAGACTCTAAGTGGCCTGTACGGCTCCTCTGTGTCCGACCTGGGCGTTTCTGCGTATGTGCCCAATCCTACCACCCTAATCCCCGCAGCGCACCCAGAGGACACTGAGCTAACTAAAGGAGCTATCACCCCAGTTGAGGAGGCTTTCGGAGTTCAAATAACTAAAGGTCAGAATAGTGCAGTTCAAAACTTAGGAGACTTCTTGTATGTAAGTTCTTTTGATTCTTCCTGGTCTTACAGCAGTAAGTACATTCCTGTATTTGGTAGACATTTAAGTTATGTTGGAACTTTTGGTGTTAGTGGGGATGTATTATCTTCTGGAGTATCAGCAACTGCCCCCGCTGCATCTATAATTTACTTTGTTTCTGCTTATGATGAATATGGGTTAGCTAATCCTTTATCTAGTGTACCGTTAAGACAGGGAATATCTAAGGGATCAAATGCTAAGGGTAAAATAGATGCATATGGATATTGGAATCTTCTTAACAATGGTGAAGTCTTCCTCCCATACGATTACTCTACTGGTCATACCCAGAATAAGTTTAGAGTAGAGGCTGAATTAGATTTTTCTTCTACTGGAGAAATACAGTACCATATGAGGATGGTAAATATGCTAGGCAGCGATCTATCTCAGTGGGTGATGGGGGAACATGCTACTGCCGATTCCGCTATACTAAATATATTTGGTGGTGTAAATGTGATAGGTTTG